ATCCTTTGATTTTTTATCTCCACCCTGCTTACCTTTCTCCCTATTATACCTTCTACCGATGATGACACGGCGCTGGTCTGGGGTCAGGTTTCTGCGTCCGAGCTGGTTTTTATCCATCCAGTCCATAGCATCTTCCCGGGCAATAAATTCTTTTTTAAATATCTGAAATTCTATTCCCCTTTTCTTACATATTTCATACCGGTTGTGCCCGTCTAATATTATACTGTTCCAGGTTACTATTGCATCACGGCAGCCCTCTGTTATAAGACTTTCTTCAAGTCCCCGATATTCTTCATCACTCAATGGTGGTATCAATTTTTTAAATTCTTCATCAATCTTTAATTCCATTATGTTCTCCCATATAAAAACCCCTCCCCCGCAGACAGCCGTGAGAGTGTTTATCGTGCGGGTTCGGGGTATGATTTTTGATTGCTTCTCACGGCCATCATCCATGTATTTTATTCTTTTTTTAATCCTATGTCAACACTAATTTTTTTAACCATCTTCTCCCCTTTTCAGCTGATGGAAAATAACCAGTGTTCCGGAGTTGACCCGGCGTGTCACCATCGAGGGACATTCCCGTCTGTAGCCGCCCTACACCTTGCAGCCTCACTGGTTCCCCGTCTATCCGGGGTGTAACTTCTTTAGTCTATCACTGTTTTTACATGTTGTCAACATTAATTTAGATATGATATCCCGTCTTTACAGCTTTGCTCATTCAGTTCTATGCCATATCCATACCGCCCCATTTTTACGGCCATGTAAGGTACTGTCATAAGTCCGGCAAATGGATCAAGAACAATCTCGCCTTTATTGCTAAATCGTGTAATGATTCTCTCGACAATATCAAACTGCAAAGGACAAATATGAAACTCAAGGTCTTTTCTTGCCTGTTCTCCGTTTAGGGTTCTCATCCTATTTACATCATCCCATATATTCGGATGCCATGACCCAGGAGCAACGACCATAAACGATGCGGGTAATTTTTTCTTTTCTTCGAGTTTTCGCGCAAGCTCAATATGTTCATGATAATCATACACGGCTTTTCTGCTATACCCTCGATATGTCGCCTGGAGATCAGATACCGGAATATCGTCAAGCTCTTCAGATGTAAGTAACCTGTCGCCAGACGATCTCCAAAACGCGTGAGCATCTATCTGCCAGGTAGATCGTGGATATTCTTGTTTTGTTTTTACAACCGGTTCGTCTGCATAAGCCCGGCTGGTATCCGTCGGCAACTTTCTGAATAGCAGCACATACTCAGGACAACCAACCCCCATTTTTGTACCGTCTTTTGTTTGCTCTGTCCATCCAAGCCGGTAGGTCTGATTGTTCTCCCGGACAACATCGGTCACAATAGTAATACGTCCAAAAAATTGAAACCCGTGTTTCATCATGTGCGCCGTTGTTAAATCGGAAAAAGGGTCAACCGTCGGCATACCCGTTCCCGTAGCGTTTCCGAATAAAATACGATCTTTCACATGGATAGCAGCAACGCGGCCAGGTTTCAAAACCCGCATTAACTCCGGTGTGAGAAAATCCATCTGTTCAAAAAACTTTTGATTATCTTTGTTGTGTCCAAAATCATTATATGTCGGCGTGTACTCATAATGATTTGAAAACGGAATCGACGTATGAATCAGATCGACCGAATGATCGTCGATATCAGCAATAGCGATAACATTGTCAGCATTTACAGCCGTCCAATGTTTACCCTTAAAAATTATCTTATCATTCAAGATCGACCGTTCTAATTTTTTTATAGCATCAGTCGATGCGAGACCGTGCGCCTTAATTATATCGGTCATCTGCTCAACAAGGTGTTCGTGCTGTTTCCATTTTTTCAATAATGTTTCATATACAGATCTTTCGCTTTCGGTGTAGATGATATGTATTTCAACTTGTTCCTCCTGCAGGAACCGATATATCCGATGGATAGCCTGGATGAAATCATTGAACTTATACCCGATACCTAAAAATATCGCCTTATGGCAATGACGCTGGAAATTACACCCCGACCCCGATATCTCTGGTTTTGTGGATAGGTATTGACTTCTTCCTTCTGCAAAATCAATGCTTGTCCGCGCGCGCTCTTCTTCATCTTGACTCCCATATATCCAATTGCTTTGTGGCAACGCTTTTCTGATAGCACGTCTTTCTGCTTCCAAGTCATGCCAGATGATGTAATGACTGTCAGGGTCAGCGTCAAGGATCTCCATCATTTTTTCTATTCTCATGGGGATGCTGTCACGCTTTTCCCTTGCAGCATCTTTTAATCCGATAGCGGAATCACGGAACATCTTCACCTGTCCATCATCTTCGGTCCCGGCGGTAGAATGGTCAACTTTGACTTCGTGTTCTATGACGCGCAAAGGCGGGAGATCATAACCGGCATTATCATATCCAAGATCCGACGGCTTTGTAATAAATAAAGCCCAGGTCGATAGCCATAGCCAAAATTCTTCTTCCTTATGAGGATATAATGTGAGCTGATTTGCCTTTGTGCTGTCTCGCTTGAACCACCTGGTCAACGCCTGACCGGTGTCCATGATTCCGAGATATCCTGCATAGTGTATAAGCTCTTTATACTTATTCGGTGATGGTGTCGCGGTGGCAACATATTTATACTTTACCCCTTGGAACAACTGTAGGAAGGTTTGATACGTCTTTGTTCCGTATCCACGCAAAACAGAAGCCTCGTCGAGACTGGTAACGGTAAAATATCGAGGGTCAATATCTCCATCCCGGACGCGCTCATAGTTTGTTATAAGTATATTCCCGGCAGCGGCTTTTATTTCATCCATTGTCCTGACATATTGTATTGTGATACCGAGTTTTCCCTTTGCGTCTTTTACAAACTCATGTCGAACTTCTAACGGTGCTACAAGCAGGGCTTTCCCGCCTTCTGCCTTTACAAGCTGGTCACAGATAATAACCTGCTGGACTGTTTTCCCTAAACCGAAACTTTGAAACAATGCGCGCCTTCCACCACGGAGCGCCCAATTGATACTATCACGCTGGTGCGGCTTTAATACCGTCCCGTCAAGAAATTCAATATCTCCTACAGATATCTGTATTCCCGTTTCATCAGCTATACAGATTTTAGATTTTAAGAATTCAATATACTTCATGTTCGCCTCCTATGCGTCGTACCATCTTCTCCCCTTCTTCCTTCACATACCGCGCTTCTTCCGATTTTTCAGAGTTTATTTTCTCCAATATCTCTATTATCTCCGGCAGGTACTTCTGTCCCTTTGTCCCCCGAAACACCCCTAAAAAGTAATCTCCCAGTAATAAAAACGATTTTGCGTCTTCAGTCATCCCTCTTTGTTGACAATATTTGATCCACCTTGACAAAATTATCTCTATTTTCTCCATTATCTCTTCCTTAAAAGAACGGACATTCTTCATCAGGGGACACTTTAGGGACAGAGGGACATATCTCACTAGTTTCTATATTGGTTGCAGGGTAAATATTTTTATCCTCTAGATAAACTAGAGTAGTACTAGAAGTGTCCCCCCGTCCCCTTTCGTCATCTTCATCCCTTCTTTCCCTCATCCCAGCCATTCCACGCTTGCTTTCATAGCCAAATTCACTACTTATCTTCTTTTTCCCCCTTTCCACGAACTTCCAGCGTTTCAATATATCATCATGGACCGCCCTCATACTCGGCTTGATAAATCCTGTATATTCCTTATACAGATAATCAATCCGTTCATTCGTCACAAACCCGTCAGCATCCCTGATAAAATATTCTTCTAAAAACTCTATCAAGATATCATTCTTTTTCTTATACACATTCTTCGCCATCCTGCTCACACCTGACAATACCGGCCGTAAATTATACACATCCCTTAATTCTAAATAATCTTGCACCAGCATCCTCATGATCCCGGCAGCCTCTCCCTTCATCTCTTCAAGTATCTCATGATTCTCCCTCGCAGGATGCAGCCTTGACGGATCAACGCCTTGTTTTAGCAAATCCGTCTTCGCTTCTTCATCGGGATAAAAAATTGACTGATACGGCAGAATATACAACCGGCTGATAAATGCCGTATCGTCAGCAGGATAAAACGCCGGCGCCTTGTTCGTCAGCACAACCGTCACAAATGTTTGCCTTATCCGCTTCGGATCAACACTCTTCTTCTCGACTGATATCTCACTCCCACCGGTCAGGTCACCCTTTATTGTGTGGATATCAAACGTACCCGTCACCTCATCGAACACTGCCAGCATGCAGTCTTCAAGCTGCCCTCTGAAAAAACGCCGTTCACTACTATCGCCTTTCGTCGTGATAACTGACCCCGTGAGCATCTTTACCCGGTCCCCTAACAACATCCGAAAGATATCAATAACGGTATTCTTCGCCCCGTTCCCCTCTTCATTCGTCCACAACTGGAACAGCTTTGTAGACCTGTTCCGCACAATCAAAGAGTACAACTGTCGTGCCATTTTTCTTGTATCTTCGTCAGGGTGGACCTGTTCAAGAAAGGTCAGCCACTTCTTCGGTTCATCAGCCCCGTCAATCTCCCACGATGTGTACGGTAACGGATCACGCCAATACTCTGATTTTTTCCGCTTTCTCAACGTCGGTGTTTTTCTGCTATAATCATATATCCCGTTTTTTAACGGTAAACATTCTTTCGCCTCATTCCATCGGATATTCCGAACCGTTACCCGCTCCGAAAACAACGCAACACTCCCGGCCAAAAAATCTCTTGACCGACACTTCGTATAAGCTTTCCCCGCCAGACTGTACAGGTCCTTGATATCCTTTACATCATCTTTGGCATCCCGCTTTTCAGCAGCAAGCCCCCTTTCAATAGCAGCTTCCCCGGCCTTCCTTGCGAAATTCTTTATTTCATCATACAGAACAAAGCAGTCATTCTCCAATTTCCAGAACTGCCCGCTCCTGGAGTTCAACGGCTCATAAATAATTGACCCGTTTGTGTCCCGCTCCAGAATATCAGCTAACAGTCCGTTCGTCGGCGAAAAGAGAAAATGCCGGTCCAGTCCATCAGCCGCCCTTGCAAGATCATTCTCAGCCTTATGGAACTCTTCTCTTGCAAGGCGCTTGACCTCGTCAAATTCATCATCAGATAATTCAGCCAATGGCCGGTCGTTTTTATCCAGGGAAGGGAAAAACGCCGGAATATGTTCATCTGACATAAGCCTATTCCAGTGAGTTTTTCAATCTGTCGATTTTAGAATTCTTCCACTCCTCTATAGCATCTTCCGTCGGCATCCCAAGTACCCCGGCAACCAGGATAATTCTGTCTTTTCTACACCGATACGGTTCGTGACAGGCGTAAAAAGCCCCCGTCCTGTCACCGATTCCAGCCTGTTCCGCTATCGCACGATAGCTCAGGCCGGAACCCTCTTTATATTCAAGTAATGTTTTCATCCGTAATCCTCCGCATATAATGATATAGTGTTATTCAGATTTTGTCAACATGATATTCGTTGACATGGGAAAGATTAAAATATATACTAGTACAACTATGGGAGAAAGAAAACCGACAATAAAACAAAAACTCTTCGTTGAATACTATGTCAATAATAATTTCAACGCCGCCGCTGCTGCCCGTGCTGCCGGATATTCGGAAAAAACAGCCAGGTTTATAGGATGTGAACTCTTAACAAAACCTAACGTAAAAGAAGAGTTACGTAAGGTTGTGAAACGTAAACTTTCAGAGGTTGACATGCTTACTCTTGAATGGTTGCATCAGGTGAAAAGCATAGCAACAACGGATATCAGAAAAGCCGTTACATGGAATGAAGGTGATGTAAGCCTTGTTAGTTCTGAATCTATCGATGATGTAACCGCCCTTGCCATATCTGAAGTATCTCAAACGGTATCAAGGGACGGTGGCAGCATAAAAATAAAAATGCACGATAAAAATAAGGCGCTTGATTTACTTGGGAAGTATCTTGCCATTTTATCTGATGCTCCTCCTCAGCCTATTGATCCTAAATCTGATATTGCGATGGATGCGGAAAAAAGAAGGGAACGCATAGCGGAGCTATTGCGGAAGATGTCAGGGAAAGAATGAAACTTACAGAAGAGGAGGAGATTGAACTTTTACGGTTGCTTGAGCAGGAAGAATTAAATGAGAATAGATTACATCATCTTAACTTCATGGATTACACCTGGCGCAAGCGTGATCCTTTTATCAAAGGGTTCCATACCAAGAAGATATGCACACGGATTGACCAGGCTTTCGAGGATTTTAGAAATGGTAAGTCAACTTATCTCTTGATTAATGTTCACCATAGGTCCGGCAAGTCTGATATTGTCAGCCGATATTTAGGCGCTCATTTTTTAGGGGAGTTTCCAGATCAGGAGGTTATGCAGGTCAGCTACCAGGCGGCCCTGTCGGTTGGGTTTTCTTCCTTCGGGCGGAACGTCTTCAGGTCTGATAAGTTCAAAGAGTTATATCCGGATATTCAGATATCCAGGGAGACGAACCAGAAGAACAATTGGATCATCTGTGATAAAAACGGGAAAGATACTGGTGGAAAATTGTACGCCTCCGGTCTGACATCGGGCTTAACCGGTAACGGGTTTGCTCTCGGTATCTTAGATGATTATTGCGCCGGTAGAAAAGAGGCTGAATCAAAGGTACAGCGTGATTCCGCCTGGGATGCTTTTACCAATGACTTCATGACCCGTGTCGCGCCGGTCGGTATCATTATCATTCTTGCGACACAATGGCATTGGGATGATATTACCGGGCGCATACTGGCAGAGATGGAAACAAACCCGGATTTCCCGAAGTTTGAACGGTTGTCTTTTCCTGCAAAGGCTAAAGACTGGACGGGAGAAGGGAGTTATCCCGGCAAGTATTTATTTTTAGATCGTTTTTCTGAAAGCTGGTATAGGTCGCAATATGCGACCCTTGGGAAATATGCTGCGGCTGCTCTGCTTGATTGTGATCCCCACATGAGGACCGGCGGGATATTATCGACAGATGGGATTGTCTATGAGAACCCGAGTAAATGGCCGGACGTTGTTTCACACAGATGGGATAGAGTATGGGACCTTGCGCACACGGCTAAACAACGATCTTCAGATAGCCCGGACTGGACTTCGGGGACCTTGCTACATTTTGAATATAAAGGTTCTGACCCTGTACCGCATTTATATATTCGGAATGTTGCGCGTATTCGGGAGGGTGCGGCTAAGCGTGATAAGTTTATTAAAACAATAGTGCGCGGAGATGGAACGTATGTCAGGCAAAATGTGGAAAACACAGTTGAGAGTAAAGACGCGTATGACTATCTCTGTCAGGCTATGCCGGAAATATCCTGGAGAGAGGTTCCAATATTAGGGGATAAGCTGGTACGCGCGACACCGCTTGAACCTATATTTGAATCTCCCGGTCATGTGCATGTCCCTGAAAACGCAACATGGATATCAGACTGGCTTGACGAGTTGTTACGTTTCGACGGTGCCGGAAAAGATCATGATGACCAGGTTGATAATTTAAGCGCTGGATATATTGTACAAATATCTGGTAAACTAAATATGTCAAAGACCCAGCGCCAGGCAATGGCGGAGAGGAGGAACCGTTGAAAATAGTCACCTGTGTATTTGACTACCCTGATACCGCCTATGACTACAAAATATTCCATGCCGTTCTAAAAGAGTCCTGCCGGCGACACATGCCGGACGTTGAGTTTGTAACCCTGCATCCCGATAATGTGCGGAAGATTCCCCGACACCCGACGGTCCATATAACGAATACATTAAAATTACAGGTATGGGGTGATTATATCAGAGGGGCCGATGATGATGTTATCCTTATAGATTCTGACATGATCTGTCACGCGCCTGGGTATCATGCTTTCGATAAGGAGTTCGATATCGCCTATACCATGAGGACCGGACGGCAGGGGTTACGGCATATTCCTGAGCGGACTATAAACGGCGGGGTTGTTATGGTTCGCAATACACCGGAGGCGAAAAGCTGGATCGTACAACTCCGTGATATAAACGAACAGATGTTCAATGATAATCTGTTCCACTCAAAATGGCAGACACGGTATCCAGGAATGAACCAGTCCGCTATGGGCTGGATGCTTGAACAATCGGGACACCCTGCACGGCTTCATGAATATACCACCCGTGACTGGAACGCTGTGGATTGTGACTGGCATGTATTAAAACCGGAGACTGTATTTATCCATTGCAAGGGTCGGCTGCGGTCGGCGATTATAAAAGGTCAAGGTTCGGGGGAGCTTCTGCCCCTTGTTGACGAATGGTTACGGGTGTATAATAGTTTGTATAAGGACGGGCGTGTATATAAAGAGCGACCCGTGAAGATGCGTGACCATGGACCGAGAAGGAGAGCGCGGCGATGATAAAGGAGTTACTATGACAATATGGCAGAGTATTTCAAGTTTCTGGACACGTTCGGAAACGTATAATCGGAGTGAGGATAAAACAAGGCAGCCCGCGCGGATACCGATATCCTATGACTGGACTGATAATTATCCGGCAAATACTGACCTAACGCGGAATCTCTATCATAACACCTACCCCGGCATGAAACTTGCCGGGGGCCTTGCCTACCCTCCTATTGCTGTCCCGGTCTGGTTTATGGGTGTCCCTACGCCGAAGCCGGTTGACGAAAATGATGAAGCAACGACCGAAGAGCTTGAAGAGCTTGTAAAGATGTTCTCTCTCGATATGCAGCAGATCCATACCGAATGTCATAGGGACGGAACGGTCTGGATATGGCCGCATTGGTCGGCAAAATTAGGCAAGCTGATATGGGAGTTTATCAGGGACGACGCGATCTCCGCTATTGTCCGTGATCTTGACACCGGTGAAATTGTCGAGATCATCACAGATGAGGAGATTCTTGTACAAACCGCATATCAAAAAACAGGGACGGTCAGACGGAGGCGAACATTCACGCGGGAGAAAATAACAGTTGAATGGCTGACGGGAAAAACAATATTAAAAACAGAATTAAAAGATCGAAGCATGAGAAACCCGACGGGAATTCTCCCGATCCCATTTGCCAATAATGGCGAAAGCGGATATATCAGGGGACATTCTGATTATGAACGGATCATTACCGACCTGAAGGATTATCACGATATCGACCTTGCAAGATCGACGATGCTGGCAAAGTTTAATCCTAAAATGATCCAGGAAGTTAAAAACGTTGACGACTGGTTGACCAATAACGGATGGGCGACCATTGCAGACATTGATATCGCAAAGACCGATTTGATTATAAATCTAGCAGAACAAGAGAAAACATCGTTTGAGTTTCCAGAAAATGCGCATGAAGCTTATGGTTCTGCACTCAAGCAGAAGTTCCAAAAAATAGTTGAGGCCTCCGGCGTACCGGAAATAGCCTGGGGATTAAAGACCGAAGGCAACCGCGCCAGTGTTGAAGAGTCTATGGGAACACTCATTAAATATGTGCATGACAAGCAGGACAGAAAAAAAGAGCCTTATAAAGATTTATTTCTTGCATCGTTGAAAATACTCCGGGCTGTCAGTATGGTCGAAGCCCTGCCGGATATTGAAATAACATGGAATGATCTTGACGCGGTATCCGATGAGGTGCGGTCTCAGATATTCGGGAACTTCTGCAAGGGTGTTGCTGAAATAACCAAATCGGCAACAGTAACCAAACAGCAGTTGTTTAATCTGTGGAAGGGCATGTATCCTGAAACGACCGAAGAAAATTATAACGAGTTTGTAAAAGGCATGTCTGAAATGGGCGCGCATAATCAATGGAATTCGGCAAGCTACACGGAGGCTCTTGATTTTCAAAGAGGGGACGATGAAAATACTGACGACGGTATTTAATCATCCTGAGATATCTGTAAATTATGAGGTTTTAAACGATGTGTTTAGAAAATCTTGTGAAATACACATGCCGGATATCGAGTTCATAGTTTCGGAATAAAGGTTAACCATGAAAAAGATTTAAGAAAGACGCATACATATAGGGAAACTTGTCACAAAGGAGATATCATGGTTAGATACAGAAGACCGAAAAGAGAAGTGAAGCCTTTACCGGCAATCAATAAGATTCGCAGGATGCTATTATAAAAAGGATTGATCCGAATAAAGAAATTGTTGGCGCAGAAATTGGCGTCTGGGTAGGTTCGACGGCGCAAAAGGTTCTTGAAGCGCGGCCGCTTGTTATGCACATCATGATAGATTCATGGAAAACGCCGGAGCCTGGCAGCTCGTATGCAAAAAGCGATGATAGTATCGCAAGACAAAAGCAAGCATATTTTGATGAATGTTATGAGAAAACAAAAGATGCCGTTAGGATATTTAAAGAGCGCGCGGTCATCCTAAGGCAAACCAGTTTTAACGCTTCACAGACGATACAGGATAAAAGTCTTGATTATGTTTTTATTGATGCCGAACATACGTATGAAGGTGTTTCTGCTGACATAAAACTATGGCTTCCAAAGGTAAAGCCCGGCGGTTGGATCGGCGGCCATGATTATGGGAATCTACCGAGATTTCCCGGTGTTCAAAAAGCAGTAGACGAAGCCTTCCCGGAAGGGGTAGAATTAGACGGTGACTGTACGTGGTTTAAGAGGATAAAGCAATGAACATTTTAATTATTGGTTGCGGTGTTGTCGGGTCAAACATGCTGAAAGAATTCCATGATGCTGATGTTCACGATCCTGTCCGTGGATATTTCCGCAAAAAAGACAAGCAGTATGACGTTGCTTTCGTTTGCGTGCCGACCGAGATGAAAGAAGACGGTTCTTGCGATACCAGTATTGTTGAGCTTGTTATCAAAGAACATAAAGATCATGTAACCGTATTTGCTATCAGGTCCACGATCCCGCCGGGGACAACGGAACTGCTTCAACACTCCTGTGGTCTTTCGCTTGTGTTTTCGCCGGAGTATTATGGCGGCACTGTTCATGCAAATTATCGCACCTATGATTTTATCCTTTTGGGAGGGAGAAGATCACATACCGCGGTTGTAGCCGAAGCATATAAAATGATAAAGCACCCGGAGTTTAAGATATACCAAACAGACAACTACACGGCTGAACTTTGTAAGTACATGGAAAATTGCTGGATTGCTACGAAGGTGACATTCTGCAATGAGTTTTACCGACTTGCGCGGGCCGTCGGAGTTGACTATAACGAATTACGGGAACTATGGCTTGCCGATCCGAGGATAAATAGATCACATACGTTTGTATATCCTGACACGCCCTATTATGATAGCCACTGTTTGAATAAGGATATCCCCGCGCTTATCGCCTATGCTAAAAAAATAAAACACCCGGCAAGACTTATGGAAGCGATATCGCATATAAACGAATTGCATAAACATGACCAAGGCTGAATACGAAAAACTATATAGACAAGCCCGGAGAGAGTTTCCTCTTTATCTCAGGGATACCATGCGTCAGCTTGAGAAGGTCTATAGAGAGGCGGCAAAACAGGCAGCCGCCCGGGTTGCGAAGTCTACGCTTGCCGGTCATGCAGCCTTAACGACTGAATCATGGGACGCGATAACACGAGAGCTTGAAAAGGGTGCGGCGCTTATTCGTGCAGCCCTTGAAAAAGAAACGCCGGAACTTATAAGAAAATCTATATATGTAACTTCTGATATACAAACCGATTATTTGAAAGATGCTGTTTTACTTGCCGGGGCGACTGACCGCATAGGCATTGCGGCGATTGATACTATATACCGGAGTGTGAATGATCTGCTTGTTAGGTCGCTGGTAACAAGAGTATGGCAGGATGGATATAAATTCAGTGACCGGGTATGGAAGGTCGGGAGTAATTATACAGAACAGATAAAACTTGTGATATCTTCCGGGCTTGCGCAGGGACGCGACCCCGTTAAGATAGCGAGAGATATTCAGGTCTACACAAGAGACGGGAAGATATCACTTGTAAATAGATACGGGCCTACATTGGAACGCGGGACGAAAGAATTCATGAAGCGCATTGGTAACCGTATAGACTCCCGTGCGTTGCGGCTTGTGCGGTCTGAGTTATACGCCAGCCTTCAGGATGCAAGCAAGGAGCAGGGTCATATAAATCCAGGGTGCACAGATATGTATGATTGGGTCATGGAGTCCGGTCGGCAGCATTGGGATTGTGAGTGCCCGGAACTTGCTGACGGTAGCCCGTATGAATATGGTCAGGTGCCAGGGTTCCCGCACCCGCATTGTCGTTGCATGGTTGTTCCAAGGCTTCGGAGCAATAGAGAGTTCCAGGCCGATTTGAAAGCATGGGTAAACGGGGAATCGGTTGACTATCTGGACAGATGGGAGAATGAGGTATACTATAGATATGTGGCTTGACATATTTGCATATATAGCGGAAAATATATAGGAGTGAAGATGATGAAAGAACAGGTCCGTAGACTTAATTTCCGGGAAGCAAACGCAAAGACTCTGCTTGACATATCTCCCGATGACATCCCGACACTTGTACCTGAAAAGGTCATGAGCAAATGGCTAAAAGATGATGAAACGCCATATTATAAAATTCAGAAAATTGATATCCCGATTAAAGCGAATGGGATCATATACGAACGGTCGTTTTTTGAATCGTTTCTTAATAAGCTAAAAGACCGGCCGATCCCTGGGAGCAAGTCCGGGCATGAAATGATGTGGGGGAAACGACCTCCTACCGATCTGTTGCTTGTCGGCGGGAAGCTGGATGATACAAGCGTGTACTTCAAAAATTATATTCCTCCCGCAGGGGAGACGGGGGATAATTCTGTTTTCATCCGGGAGAATGAATCCGACATGGTGCATTTTTCCCTTGCGTCTTACACCAAGGATGAAATAACGGACACCCAGAATGGGAGAGAGGTTCACGTTGTTGAATCGGTTTACGGGGAACGGAATGACGCTGTTGAATACGGAGCCGGGGCAATGGCCCAGGTAACAAATATGATTCTTCCCGGCGTTGCCGGAGAAAATAATTTTAATAGAGGGGACGAAATGGACAAAGACGAACTGTTAAAGAAGATCAATTCCATGCGGGCAAATGGCGATATTACCCTCGTCGAAATCGCCGGAGCCATGGGATTGAAAGATCAGGTTGTGACCGAGGCACACCGCAACGCGGTTGCGCTGGTAGACGAACTGAAGAAAATGGATATTGCCGATCCCGTAGCCGAGGTTAAGCGGTTGCGTGGTATCGTCGATGAGAACGCAAAGAAGGTCAGGAACGCGATGCTGACGGAGACGTTCGGTGCTTCTGAAAAAGACGAGAAGGGGAATGAGAAAAACATTCTCCGTCAGTATGCTGACAGGATAATCGGCGACGTGACGGGTGATGAGTTTGTAAAAGCTCTTGCCGCGATCAAGGAAGACCCGATTGCGAAGAGGCTGGCAAGCGACGCGACCGACCCGAACAGCGCCGTGAATCAGATCGAAACCGGTGAATCCGCTGAGGCTGAAAAAGGCCCCAAGCGGGTGGACTATTAAGGAGTAGGCCATGACTGTATATATCGAAAAAGAAAAGTGCGATCATGTGCGATTCGCAAACGATACCGGCTCCGGCCTCGAACAGTATGAATTTGCTGTCGTTGGTCCTTACGCGGCTGTAGCTGATGAAGACATTACTTCTTTGGCTGTCGGATCGTTGCACGTTGAGGAAGGTATCCAGATTCAGACCGATGAACTGGAATCAGGAGAAGACACCTTCGACACCGTCGGTCAGGGAGTCTACTGGACTGGCGATTCTTTTTCCGACATGGAAAATGCCGGGTATTATTTTGTCGGTTACCTGTTAACCATGAAAGATTCCGACGGGGTTATCCTGTTTGAAAAAGTCCGCTATGCCGAAGAAGTACCGAGCTAAAGGAGAAAGCAATGGTAAAATTATTTAACCTGGAAGCTCTTAACGAAGAGAAGGTAAAGCGCAACCACGCGACTCATGC